TAGTACCCACGGCTGCTGATTGGTTCATATCGCCTACTTGTGCATCTGCGATGGACGCGAAGCGTTGACCTGCTTGAACTACAATACCCATTAATTGTAATAAAGTCTGATCAGGACCTTTAAATGGTAATTGCATAAACTGATCTTTAATATTTCCACCAGGTGCATCTACATCTCTAAATTCACCAGGTTGTAATGGTTGTGCATCATCTCTAATTCTTATTCCTCTAGTTTTAAAACCTGCTGGTAAGTTAGCTAGAGTACCTGCATCTAATAACTGTCTTAATGCAGCTGTTGCAGTTCTAGATAAACCACCAATCATATGAATTAAACCAAAACCATAAAAACCAGTTCCTGGTAAAAATTTAAACTGAACAAAGTAATCTTTTTTCTTTTTTAAAGGATCATTAGCTTCATAGTTTCTTCTAATAGATAAAACTTTTTGAGAAGACTCATCAATTGTAATAATGTAAGGTAATTTAATTCCTGTTGGTTCATTATTCTGATCAACATCAGGATAATCTTCTAAATCTAAATCAGTATGTATCTCTAATAGAGTATACATGTTATCGTTTTGTTGATCGTTTCTTGTAACACCTTCTAATTCTAATTGTTTAGTTTTAATTTCACTTTCGTTAATTGGAGGTTGTCCTAGTTCTACATCTCTATAAAAACCACCTACTTGTTGTTTTCTTAAATCGTTTTCAGAAATTCTAATCACGTGTATTACAGAATCAGCATCATCTAAACTAGATGCAGTGTAAGGAACAATTAAATCTTCTGCTTGTACAAATTTAGAGACGGCTCTACCTAAAAGATCGTCATAATAAACTTTCTTAAAAGTAGAACCGGTTAGGGGTAGATAGAAAAGCATTTGATCAAACTCTGGTTCATATTCTTTCATCTGATCCATAAGTTGATAATTCATAAAATCTTTTACTCTGTTTGCTTGGTCTTGTTTTTCATTTGTAACATCACCTAAAATTTGTGCACGTACAGGACCATCTGCAGGTAATAATTCTTTGTAAGCTTGTGCTTGAAATTGTGTAACCGCTTCCGCAAGTACAGGGTGAGTAACACCAGATGCACCTTTGAAGGGTTCTGTTCTTCTCTCGTATTTGAAACCTAATAAATTTAAACCTTCTCTATAACTGTCTGCCCAGTCAGCTCTTGATTCTTTGTATTCGTTGTAGTTGTCGTAAAGTGAAACTCCAATCTCGTCTAATGACTCATCACCCATAAGTTCTGCAAGATTATCAAAATGTCCTTTTGATTCTAAAGCTTGTGCTTTTGGATCAAAAGAAATTTCAGCACCACCTTGGTCATCCATAGTGATTTCTGTTTCGTCTGTTGTAATTACATCTTCTGTGCCCGGAACGCCTACTTCGACTTCTTTTGTTTTATCTTCGATGTCTACGTTGGGTAATGATTTATCTACGCTATCTACCATATCTCTTTCCTGTTAATTATTTTACACCTTTGACGGCGACTATACCCCCATTAAAGTAGGATGTAAAGTCTTCTTCAATTTCATCCTCAGTCATAATTGCTGGAAGACCTGTCATTTCTTGTCTACGAAATTCTGGATCTTCCCTCATACGTTTATTTTTAGCAGCCACTTCTGCTGAAACTTGATAAGCAGCAAAAAGATCTCTTGGATCTGTAATTCCTGCTTGAACAGCTTTTCCTACATCATAAACACCTAAAGCTGTGCCTACAAGAGGTAAAGCTTTTAATACTGGTTTAGCTGCTTTAAAAGCTCCTTTAATCATTGAGGGTTTAGTAGTGAGTTCTATATTTGATTTATTAATTTGTGGAGTTAATCCTTTTACATTTTTAGCAGCAAATTTTTCTAAAGTTTTTCTTTCAACATATTTTTTTAAATCTTTAATTTGTTTTTCTGGAGAAATATCTGGCGATCCAATTTTAACACCACCTCTCTGAATCTGTATACCCTCTGGTTTTAAAATTGCATTTGCTGTTCTAATATCCATTCTACCAGCATCAACTCTACCTTCAATTAGGGCAGCTAATTTATTTTTGTCTCTTGTTAATAATTGTAAATCTTTCGTTGAAGTTTTAACACCTTTAGTGTGATGTTTTTCTACCGCTGCTGATATACTTCCTGGACCACCACGACCTGGAGAATCTAACAAGTCATTTAACAGTTGATCAAATGTTGGAACTTTTTCACCTGCATCGGTAAATAATTTATTTAATGATGGTATATGATCACCTCTTGTATCTCTAACAATATCCACATACTTAGCAACTTGTTTAAAATTAGGATGCTTGGTAATTGGTGAACCACCTTTGTAATCAGCATGATAAAACTTTTTACCACCTCCAACTTCAGTGTTGTCTTTAAAACCAATTATTTTTTCATTTTTATAAATTGGTTCATATTGAGAAACACCTGTATCGGCGAGTTGTTGTAATCTAGCTCTTTGAAATTGAGTTAATAAATAATTTTCTGGTTTCATAAAAGGAAAATTAAAAACAAGTTTAGGACTATCTTTTACAAGATTTACTGCTTTTTTATAAAGTTCTGGATTAATTTTTCTATCAACTCCAAACTTACTTTTAGTAAAATCAAAATTAAAATTAGAAAAAGTTTTTTCTAATAATTCTTTTTGAGGTTTAAGTAAAGGATCGGTTAGGGCTTTAGAACCAGATCCTGCACCAACAGTTTTAAAATCTTTTCCTCCTCTTGTTCCTGTTTTTTTAATACCCCTGATTAAATCCTTAGCCATTATGTTACCTGGTGTATTAGATGGGTATCCTCTACCAGGAAACTTTTCAAAATTAGGTTTAGGCAAATTTCTTTCTTTTGCTTTGTTAGTTATTATCTCTCTTAATTTTGTAAGATTTTTTTCACTAACACCCTCGACTGTTCTGTTAGTTTTAACAGCAGCTCCACCGGTAGGGGGTCTTGTATTCTCAAACTCTTTTACTTTTTGTTTTACTACGTTTATATTTTTGTCTCTGTAAGTTATATTTTTTCCATCTCTCTTTAAAGTTATTGCGTAGAAATCTTTGTAGGGACCTTTTTTATTTAAAGTTATTCCGCCAGCTCCATAACCCGGTCTTAATCGCGTAAGTATATCTGTGAATAGAAGTTCGGCCATTAATTACCTTTAAAAAAATCCCATTAGTCCACCTTCAGCTTTATCATCAGGTTTTTTCATTTTTTCTTTAAATCTTTTAATAGCTTCTTTGTTTTCTCTCATCATTCGTTTTGCCATTTCTTTTTCTGACTCTTGCAAAATTAATTTAGGATCAACAGGTTCTTTTACTTTTGTAGTTTTAGGAGCTTGTCCAAGTTTAACATCTTTACCTTGTTTCGTTAGCATATTCATAATGCCTTCAGGTGACATCTTTGATGTCTTACCTTTTACCGTTACAGGTATAACACCCTCTGGTTTTGTAGGTCTTGGTTTGAAAGGATCTGTAATTCTATCTTTTGGAAATTGAATAATTTTTCTAGAATCAATAACTTTTTGTCTTGCTCTTTGTTGTAGTTTTAAAAGATCAAGTCCTTTAGGCAAAACTCCTCGAGCTGCCTTGTATGCTTTGATCATTAAATTTAAAACTTGTAAATAACCCATTAATAATATTCCCGTTGTATACGAGGTCTAGATTCATACTTTTCATCTTCAGGATGTGTAATAAATCCGCCCTGTCTAAATCTCATAACTGCTTGTGTTGTACTGTCGACTAAATCGTCATTATCTCCATACGGAAATGCAGCACACTCTTCTACTACTTCTTCAGCAAATTTTGTATCAGGCGCCCAAATCATCCCTGCTTCAAAAATTGGGGATACGGCGTTTACTCTAGCATGTTTATCATTTCCTCTACTAGGTGTGTAATTTATAACAGGAATACCCATCTTACGCAATTCATAAGTTAAGGGTAATCCACTTGCTTTACTTTCCACGATCACCGTTTCGGGATTCCAATATTTATACTGTTCAAGGGCTGCTTTACGCAGTTCGGGGAACTCTAATCGTTCTTTTAAAGCATCTAATAAAATTAAGTGAGGTTGACTATCAGGATCTGGAGTGAATACACCCCATGTTGTAATAGCAGAGTAATCAGCAGTTTCTTTTTTTAAAAAGGCCGTATCATAAGATTGTATGACATGTTGTAATGGCGGGATATAATCCTTATCCCAAACTTTCCACCACTCACGTTTGATCAGCGATCCTTCTTCTGCTGTTGGATTTTGCATCCATTGTGCATTCCATTTAGGAACAGATAGTGATGCTTTTACAGATTCTAATTCTTCTAGTTTCCAATAACCAGGCCAAACAGGTTTACCTGATGGAAGTATTGCAGGAAACTCAATAACTTCCCATTGATCTGATTTTAATTCTTTTTGTGATTTTAATAATGCACCAGTTAAATCTTTCATAGACCAACGTGTCATTACAACTACAATCGCTCCTCCTGGTTGTAGACGTTGTCTTGGACCAGATGTATACCAATCATACGCACGTTCTAGTGCAGTCATATTAAGTGCGTCTTGCTCTGAGTGTGGGTCATCAATAATAAGTAAATCCGCTCCACGACCCGTTATCGCCGAGCCAACACCGGCTGCGTAGTATTCACCACCTTGTTCGGTTTCCCATTTACCAGCTGCTTGTGAATCTTCTTTTAATCTTGTTTTAAATATTTCTTGATACTCTGGACTATCAATTAAATTTTTTGCTTTACGACCGAAACGTATGGCTAGTTCTGTGGTGTGGGTAGTTTGGATTATTTTAAGATCTGGCTTACGTCCTACCATCCATGCGGGTAATAAGTTAGAGGCAAACTCTGACTTAGTATGTCGTGGTGGCATATTGATAATAATTCTTTTACATTCGCCTTTAGCCAGACGGTTAAATTTTTCTGCAATTTTTTTGTGATGATCACCTTCTATAAATTCAGGCCATACATGTTTAGTAAAAGTTAAGAAGTCGTCGTGGGCAGCGGATTGCTTTTTCTTCTCAGCCAACTTAATGGCATACTTCATGAATTCTTTCTTAACGTCAGCGGGTAGTTTTTCTAGGTCTTCTTTTCGCATAATTTTTTGCAGAATTTTTGTGGCTCTGTTTTTCTTCTCATAATGGTTTTATAACCTATCTATCTCTAAAACAAGAGATAAAGGTAAATCTATTGGGACCCCTTTTTGCGCAAGGCGGTAGGGGGGTCAATTGTGGCAGAATTATGGCAATGCTTTGGGGCCCGATAGGGCGCGCACAACCTGTGGTTGTACTCGTTAGAGTTGCGCCCGTTAGGGCGCGACCCATTATGGACACATAGATGCTTGACATCTATGGGATAATATGTTAGTCCAATAATACCATATATGCTTTCG